AGCCTGGACGTGGAAGCCCTGGTGCAGCAAGACCTGGCCACCGTGCTGGGCCTGGCCATCCAGCAAGCCGCCATCAACGGCACGGGCCTGTCCAACCAGCCCAGCGGCCTGCTCACGCTCATCACCCCCAGCGTGGCCGGTGGCACCGACGGCCTGGCCCCCACCTGGGCGCACATCGTCGAGCTGGAGTCGGATGTATCGGTGGCCAACGCCGACATCGGCACCCTCAGCTACCTCACCAACGCCAAGGTGCGCGGCAAGTTGAAGGGCACCAGCAAGGTCTCAGGCCAGAACGGCTTTGTGTGGGAAGGTGGCGACACGCCGCTGAACGGCTACCGCGCCGCGGTCACCAACGGCGTGCCGTCCAACCTGACCAAGGGCTCGGGCACCAACCTGTCGGCCATCATCTACGGAAATTTCGCGGATTTGCTGATTGGGATGTGGGGATCGCTCGACCTCATGGTCGACCCCTACAGCCTGAGCACCAGCGGCACGGTGCGCGTGGTGGCCTTGCAGGACGTGGACGTGGCCGTACGCCACGCCGAGTCCTTCGCCACCATGGTGGACGCGATCACGGCCTAAAGCCTGACGGCAGCGCACCAGGCACCCAGGGCCAAAGCATGTTCGTTGAGAACTTCAGCGCCTTCCTGACCGACTTCGGGGTGAATGCCACCGTGGCCGGCCAGGCGGTGCGCGGGATCTTCGACAACGGCTTCACCCTGGGCGACGTGGGCATGGCGGGCCTGGCGGGCAACCAGCCCATGCTCACCGTGCCCACCGCCTCGGTGCCGGCCTCGCCCGTGGGCTCCGCGGCCGTGGTCAACGCCATCAACTACGTGGTGGCCGCCCATGAGCCTGACGGCACCGGCATGAGCCGGCTGCTGCTGGAGCGCGCCTGAGCATGAGCGCCCACCTGTCCATCCAGCAAGCCATCGTCGCGGCGCTCAATGCCGCGCCGGCGCTGGCTGGTGGCAATGTCAAAGCCAACACGGTGCGGCCCGTGGCCAGTGCATCGTCATCAGCAGTGGTGGTGCGCATGATGCAAAGCCGCGCCGCAACGCCGCAGATGATCTCCGGGCCCTACGACTGGGCCACGGTGTACCAGGTGGAGTGCCTGGCGCGCGCCGCCAACGGTGCAGCAGACCCCGCCGCGGCGGTGGACGCGCTGCTGTCGGCCGTGTGGGAGCGCCTGGCCACGGTCAACCTGGCCAGCCTGGGCGCTCTGGACGTGCGCATGGCCCCTCAACTGGACTGGCAATACGACGACGGCGATGTGCCGGCCGTGAGTGCGGCCATCAGCCTGCAGGTATTGCACCGCACCACCAGCAACAACCTCAGCCCGTGGACTTGAAAAGCACCATGCCATCAGCGAGCACCTCGCCAGCATCCGAGCCAAACCCTGCGGCGCCTGACCTCATGCCTGCCGAGGGCGGCCGCTACCTGCGTGACCCGCAGACCGGCGCGCTGCACCTTCAGGCCCCTGCGCCAGCACCAACCCCAGCCACCGATTCTCTGGAGTAAGCCATGCCCAGCCGTTACATCCGCAACACCGCCATCCTGGCCAAGGTCGAGACGACCTACGGCACGGATGCGTCACCCACCGGCGCCGCCAACGCGCTGTTAATCTCCAACGCCACCATCACGGTCAACGCCAACAACGTGGACCGCAACATCCTGCGCGCCTACATGGGCGGCAGCGAGCAGCTGGTGGGCACGCGCAGCGTGCAGTGCCAGTTCGACGTGGAACTGGCCGGCTCGGGCGCCGCCGGCACCGCCCCGGCCTGGGGCACCTTGCTGCGCGGCTGCGGCATGTCCGAGACGGTCACCGCCTCCACGCGCGTGGACTACACGCCAATCTCGGCTTCGTTTGAGTCGCTCACCATCTACTACCACCTTGACGGCGTGCTGCACAAGGCGCTGGGCTGCCGCGGCAACTTCGAGACCATGATGGGCATCGGTGAAAAGCCCATGCTGCGCTTCAACTTCACCGGCCTGGACGGCGGCCCCACCGCCACGGCCAACCCGGCGCTCACGCTCACCGCCTGGAAGGTGCCGCTGGTCATCACCGACCCCAACACCGGCGACCTCAAGCTCGGTTCCAGCTACAGCGCGGGCGTCATCAGCGGCGGCACCGCCTACCCCAGTCGCGGCCTGGCCGCCAACGTGGGCAACCAGGTGGTCTACCAGCCCATGCTCGGCGGCGAGTCGGTGCTCATCACCAACCGCGACGCCACGGGCAGCATCACGCTGGACCTGACCGCCGCGCAGGAAGTGACCATGCGTGGCGACATCAACGCCAACACGCTCACCAGCCTGAGCCTGGAGCACGGCACCACCACGGGCTACAAGGTCATCGTCTACGCGCCCACCGTTCAGCGCCTAAACCCCCAGGTGGCCGACCAGGACGGCATGGCCATGCTGAGCATGAACCTGCGGCTTACGCCGTCGGCGGGCAACGACGAGCTGCGCCTGGTGGCGCTGTAACCCATGGCATTCAAGCTCATCGTCAGCGACACCGTGACCGTGCCCGTGGAGGGCCGGCTGCCGGACGACACCGGCCGCGCCGTGCCCTTCACCTTCAGCCTGGTGGCCAAGCGGCTGCCCGCCAGTGGCCTGCGCCAGGCCATCGACGCCAACGACGCCACGGTGCCCGAATTCCTCACCGGCCTGGTGCAGGGCTGGTCGGGCGTGCTGGGCGACGACGGCAAAGAAGTGCCCTTCAGCCCGGCCGGCCTGGCTGCGCTGTTTGACATCGTGGGCATGGCGCAACTGTGCTTTCAGGCCTACCTGCAGGCCTGCGGCGCGCGCGGCAAGGAAAAAAACTGATCGAGGCGGCCCGGCTACTGGCGCGGGGCGAACTGCACTTCAGCCACCACCCAACACAAGATGCCGAGCCGCCTGATTCACCCGCTGCAGAAGCCGTCGAAGCCCTGGCCGCCTTTGGCCTGGAGCCGCAGGTGCAGCGTGCGCCTGAAGGGGTGGCCCGCCCGGCGCCCAAGCTCTTCCATCTGTGGCCAGAGCATCAGCGCACGCTCAAGCTGTGGCTGCTGTGCGGCACGCAGTGGCGCGTGGGCGGCCAGGTGGCCACGGGCCTGGACTATGCGGGCGTCGAAGCGCTCATGCGCACCCGCCGCCTGGCTCAAGGCCGCCGCGCCGCGCGCCTCATGGGCGAGTTGCAGATCATGGAGCGCGCCACGCTGGCCGAATGGGCCCGCATGCGCGAGGCCCAACAGCACCGCGCTGGTGGACGCTGAAGGAGCGCACTGATGGCCACGCAAGAACTTGGCATCAAGCTCAGCCTGGATGGCACCTCGGGCATCGTCGGCGGCTTGTCGCAGGTAGCCGGCAAGCTGGGTGACCTGGAGAATGCCTCCGACAAGGTCAGTGGCGCCTTCAAGTCGCTGGGCGCCGCGGCCATTGCGGCGCTGGGCGTGGGCAGCGTGGCAGCTTTGAGCAGCATGGTCAAAGGCTACATCGACGCTGCCGAAGCCCTCAAAGACCTTAGCATCAAGACCGGCGCCAGCGTTGAAAACCTGAGCGCCTTTGCCAGCATAGGCAAGCTCACCGGCACCACCGCCGACACCATCGGCCAGGCCATGAACCGGCTGGCCAAGACCATGGCCGGCTCATCGGAAGAAAGCAAAGGCGCCGCGCAAGCGCTCAAGGCGCTCGGCATCGACTTTGCGGCCTTTGACGCCATGCGCCCTGACGACAAGATCGTCACGCTGGCCAAGGCCATGAACCAGTTTGAAGACGGTTCTGCCAAGAGCGCCGTAGCCATGACGCTGATGGGCAAGAGCGGCGCCGATCTGCTGCCGTTTATGCGCGACTTGGGCAACCAAGGAGAACTGGTGGCCAAGATAACGGCCGAGCAAGCCGAGATGGCCGACCAGTACAACGACGCGCTCACCGTGAGCGCAATCAAGACAGAGGACATGAAACGCGCCCTGGCGCTAGGCCTGCTGCCCGCGCTCATTTCCCTGCACGACCTGACGCAGCTGCTCGGCGGCGCCATCAAGGACTACCTCGCGGGCGGTGCCTCCAAGGCCAGCGCCGAGTTTGACGCGATGAAGGGCGTGATCCGCACCGTGGGCACGGTGCTCGAGGCGCTGATCGTGCTGGCCTCTGATGTGGCGTTTGTGTTCAAGGGCATTGGCACCGAGATTGGCGGCATTGCAGCCCAGGCGGTGGCATTTCTGACGGGTGATTTCAAAGCCATAGGCACCATTCGCCAGCAAATGCTGGAAGATTCGCAGAAGGCCCGCGAAGAGCTGGACCGCTTCCAGGCCTCGGTGCTCGGTTCCACCGACAAGATCATCGCCCAGCGCGATGCCGTGCAGAACCACTCGCTGTCTGCGGCTGAAAACCGCAACGAGATGGACCGCCTGGGCAAGGCGCACGGCGCCACCGGCACCAAGGTGCTGGAGTACAAGGCTGCCACCGAGAGCACCAAGGTGGTAATCGACCAGGCGGCCAAGGCGGGCCAGGACTACATCAACAGCCTGGATCTGCAGTTTGCCGCGCTCAACGCGCAGATTTCTGCTGGGCGTGAACTGACCAAGGCTGAGCAGGAACTGCTCAAGCTCGAGGAAGACCTGCGCAGCGGCAAGAAAAAGCTCACTGAAGACGAGCTGGCAAGCGTCAAGGCCAAGCTGGAGACCATTGACGCCATCAAGGAGGAAATCAAGCAACGCGAGGATCTGCTCAAGACGCAAGGCAAGGTGGCCGAGCTGTCCACCAAACTGCAGGACGCACAGATCAAGGAAACCGACGCGCTGCGCAAGGGCAACGTAGAACTGCAGACCCAGCTTGATGCCCTGGTGCTGGCGCCCAAGGAACTGGCCGCACGTGAGGCCGCCACTCTGCGCAGCCGCGCGGCCGATCTGGAGTGGCAGGCCGCCATGGAAGGCGGCAATTACCAGCTCGAGGAGCAAGCCCGCTTGCTGCGCGAGCGTGCAGGCTTGGTGGAAACCGGGGTCATGGTCAAGGAGGCCAAGGACGCCGCCGCCGAATGGAAGAAAACCGCCGACTCCATCACCAATGACCTGACCGACGCGCTGATGCGCGGCTTTGAAAACGGCAAGGGGTTTGTCGAGAACCTGGTCGATTACGTCAAGAACAAGTTCAAGACGATGGTGGCCGAGTACATCGTCAAGCCGCTGATGGAGCCGCTTGGCCAGGCCATTGCCGGCTTCATGGCGCCGGTGCGCGATGCCATCAGCGGTATGGTCAGCGGGCTCAGCTCACAGCTCGGCAAGATCATCACCGACCTCACAGGCATCTCGTTGCGCAGTGCTGGCACCAGCGCAGCCGGTAGCGCAGCCGCAGGCAGTGCCACGGCCGGCGCAACTGCTGCGGGAACGGCAGCCGCCGGCACGGCCGCAGCGGGTACAGCTGCAGCAGGTACAGCCGCCACTGTTGCGGGCACCACCGCCACGGCCACAGGTTCAGCCGCCGTGGGCACCGCCGCCGCAGCCACCGGGGCCACCGCCGCCGGCATCACCACTGCAGGCTCTGTCGCGGGCGAAGCCGCCATTGCGCTGGGGGTGGACACTGCGCTGAGCACGGCCGCCGGCACGGCAGCCGCCGCTTCTGGCACCGCCGCAGCGGGCAGCGGTGCGGCGGTCTCCGCTGGCCTGCAGACAGTGGCCGCGGCTATCCCTTGGGCCTTGGCGGCAATTGCCGCGTATCAGGTACTTTTCGGCGGCGACACCAGCGGCACGCCGCACCAAGGCGGCAGCGTGCAGGCTGATGCCAACGGCTCCACGCCCACCGACGGCAGCGGCATCGGGTTCAAAGTAGACCGGGATGACCGCGTGGTCAGCCAGCTTTCTGCTTTGGGCAACAACCTGGCCACCAGCCTAAACGACCAGCGCGCCGCCGCTGGCCTGCCCAGAGACGTGGCCGTGGAGCTGGGCTATGCCGACGACTCCAGCAAAGACGGCGCCTGGGGTCAGTTCAAGCTGATGGTGGGCGGCCAGACCATGGCCTTCTGGGGCAGCCGCAACAAGTGGCCAGGCCAGGCGCTGGCCGATGGCACCCAGGGCTGGGCTCAGTTCATCGGGCTGATCGACGAGACCGTCAAGTCGGTGTTTTCTGGCGGCATGTCTGGCAAACCCTCAGGCATCACACTGCCCGAAGATTTCTTGGCCACCGGCGGCGACATGCCGGCGGGCTGGAATGGCTGGGGCGCCAAGGACAAGATCGACTGGCTGAATGGTCACAGCGTTGGATCGGACGCCCTGCGCACCATGGGCGTCAGCGAAGAAGACCTCGCCTGGATGCTGGCCAATGGTTACAAAGGCACCTACGACACCGGCAACGGCTACGCGCTCGGCGGCGTCTTCACCAACAGCCTGGTGACGCGCCCCACGGCCTTCCCTATGGGTCTCATGGGCGAGGCCGGGCCGGAGGCCATCATGCCGCTGGCGCGGTCTTCCGATGGCTCGCTGGGCGTGCGGGCGCAGGCAGACGGCCTGGGGGGAGCCGCCGTGAGCACGCTGGAGCGCCTCATCAGCCGCGTGAGCCAGCTTGAGGCAGCGCTGGTGGGCGCCCTGGAGCGCAACGCCCGCATCGTGAGCGACTCCATCGTGCTCGAGGGCGGCAGGGCCTGACATGGCAATCAGCGACGCCCAATACGCCGCCTGGCTCAAGGCCGACAACCAGACTCGGGTGCTGTTGGTGGAGGCCGAGGCCTATTCCGGCGGCAGCACGGTCACGCGCTACATGGCCACGCACGGCTTCGTGACCACGCCCACCGACTCACCCGCCAGCACCGGCTACGAGGACATCGTGCTGGAGGTGCCGCAGATCCGCTCGCAGATGGCCGAGGCCCTGCGCGGGCGCTCACTGGTGAGCTACGGCGACATCAATATCGACAACAGCTCGGGCGTGCGCGACAGCTGGCTCACTGATGCCTGGGACGGCCGCCCGGTACGCCTGTACGTTGGCGACCCGAGCTGGCCGAAAAGCGATTTTCGGCTGGTGTTCAGCGGCGCCATCGAAGACATCCAGGCCCGCGACAGCGCCACGCTCACGCTGCGCATCCGAGACCGCCAGCTGCTGCTGGACGTGCCGGCCTGCACCACGCTCATCGGTGGCACCGACAGCACCAAAGACGCCCGCCGGCCCATTTGCTACGGCGAGGTGAAGAACGTGCGCCCGGTGCTGATCGACAGCGCCACCCGCACCTACGCTGTGCACGACGGCCAGATCCAGGCCATTGATGCCGTCTATGTGGACGGCGCCTCCATCGCCACCTACACCGCCAACCTCACGCTGGGCACCATCACGCTCACGGCGGCGCTTACCGGAAACCTCACCGCCGATGTGCGCGGCAGCAAGACCGGCGGCACCTACGTGAGCACCGCCGCCGATGTGCTGCAGCGGCTCATCACCGAGCGCACCAGCCTGACCAGCGGCGACATCGACAGCGCGAGCATCAGCGCCCTGAACACGGCCATCAGTGCCGCCGTGGGCCTGTATGTGGCCGATGACCGCACCACGGTGCTGCAAGCGCTGGACACCCTGGTCAACGGCATCGGCGGCTGGTATGCCGTGGGCCGAGATGGCAAGGTGGTGGTGGGCCAGTTTGCGGTGCCCAGTGGCGCCGCAGTGGTCACGCTTGATGCAGACGACATCGAGGAAAACAGCGTGGAGCTGGTGCGGCGCATCCTGCCAGCCAAAAGCGTGCGCCTGGGCTATGCACGGTTTTGGGAAACCAGCAACGGCGGGGCCACCACGCTGACGGAGGCACAGCGCGAACGGCTGCAAACCCCTTACCTGGTGGCCAAGGCCACCAACACGCTGACCGGCCACCTGCTGGCCATTGATGAAGACCTGCAGCCCACCAGCCTGGTGGGCAGCGGAGCGGCAGCCACCGAGGCCAGCCGCCAGGCGGCCCTGTGGGGCCAGCTGCGCTACGTTTACCGCCTGGCGGGCTTCACTGCTGCGCAGCAGGTCAAGCTGGGTGATGTGGTGGCTTTGAGCCTGGGCCGCTTTGGCCTGAACAGCAGCACGCTGGCCCGTGTGGTGAGTTTGCGCGAAAGCCTCACGGGTGGGCGCATTGAACTGGAGGTCTTCCGCTGATGGCCAACCTGCGCATCGTGCCTACCAACGCCGTGGATGCCGCCACGCTCAGCAGTGCGGACTTCACTGCCACGCTGCCGGTGACCAACCTGCAGCTGGAAGGCCGCGCCCGGGTGGCGCGTACCACCAATGCCACGGGCACCAAAACCATCAACGGTAACTTTGCCGGCACCACGCTGTGCAGCGCTTTGGTGCTGTACGGCCACAACCTGAGCGGCACGGCCACCTGGCGCTTGCGCCTGTATGACGGCGCCAACCAGACTGGCACAGCCGTCTACGACAGCACCACCCTCACGCCGCAAACGGTGGCGGGGTGGGGCGCTTTTCAGTGGGGCGTTGAAAACTGGGGCAGCTACATTTTCCGCGACTGGGAACAGCCGTTTTATGCGCTCTTTTTTGCCGACACCTACGCCCTGAGCTTCAAGCTCGAGCTGGTGGACAGTCTGAACCCGGCGGGCTATCTGCAGGCAAGCCGCCTCATCATTGGGCGCTACCTAAGCCCGTACTACAACGCCAGCTATGGCCTGAGCCTGAGCTGGGATACCAACAGCCAGCAGCGCCGCACCCTGGGCGGCAGCGTGCGCACCGACCGCCGCGCCACCTTCCGGCGCTTGTCCTTTGATCTTGAGGCTTTGGCCGCTGGCGAGCGCGCGCTTTGGCTGGACCTGGCCAGGTCGATGTCACTGCACAAGGAAATGTTTGTCAGCGTCTACCCCGGTGTAGGCGGCGAGCTGGAGCGTGACCACTCCATCCTGTGCAAGTTCGGCCAGGTGCCCAGCAGCGTTTTACCCATGCCAGATCGTTGGTCCATGAAATTTGAATTCGTAGAGGTTTGAAATGGCCAGTTTGTCCGCTTACGCCATCACCCTTGGCTCCACCGACTACCCCGTCAAATACGCCGGGCTGCTCAGTTACGTCGAGCCGTATCTCACCAACCTCGAGAGCTTCACATTCTCCGCAGGCAACCTCGGCTTGGGGGTGACGCCGAGTGCTTGGGGGAGTGGTAAGGCGTTTGAAATTGGGTCGGGTGGAAATGGCATTTGGTCTGGTAGCGGTTACACCAGTTTATTGCAGAACACCGCGTTTACTAGTGGTGCATACAGGTATGTGACCAGCCAGACTGCTGCGCGGTTTGACATTGAGAACAACACATTCAAGTGGTTTACCGCCCCCTCCGGCACCGCAGGCAACGCGATCAGCTTCACGCAGGCGCTAACGCTGGATGCGAGTGGGAATTGGGGGGTGGGGACAACAAACCCTGCCGCCTATGCGGCAAAAATGATGTTGGTTGGGAGCGCCAGCTCTCAGAACTTGCTGACCGTTCAGGACAGCGGCACATCGTACGGGGCAAGCAAGTACTACCAGTGGTTCATCAATTCGGCTGGCGCTAGCGCAGGCTGGATTACGCACACAGAGGCGCAGGGCATTGGCCTCGGCTCAGACAGCGCTTTACTCTTTTACTCTGGTGGTGCCACCGAACGCGCCCGCATCACCAGCGGGGGGGATTTGCTGGTGGGGACGACGAGTACTACTCCAGTTTCCACAATCACAGTTGCAACATCTGACGGATCAGCGCCAAGTAACGCAACGACGAAAAATGCAATTCGTATCAGGTCAACCGCAACTGCGGGTGTTGGTGTAGGCCCATCAATAATTTTTGAAGGGCAAACTGGAAACAGTTCATCAAACTATGGTTTTGCGGCAATACAAGGTTTTAAGGCGTCTGCTACTGCTTCTGATTATAGCGGCGCACTCGCTTTTTACACGCAAGCCTCAGGCGGTGGCACATTACTGGACGAACGCGCCCGCATCACCAGCGGGGGAAATTTGCTGGTGGGGACGCAGACAGCGGGGGCTGGCGCTGGATTTGATACGCGGCTGGCGGTTGAGGCGTCTGCAATTGATACTTCAATTTTCAAATTTACTGGCGCAGCAGTTGCTGGTTACCCCGTCATTGCATGGCACTCGGCCACAACTGGCGACAACCTGCTGGTTCGATTTGCCACTGAAGGCACGATCACTACTCGCGGAAGCATCACCTACAACCGTGGCGCTGGACAGGTAGCGTACAACATAACGTCTGATGCTCGGCTCAAGGAAAACATTGCAAACGCAGATGACGCTGGCAGCAAGGTTGATGCGCTCCAAGTTCGGAAGTTCGACTGGAAGGAAACCGGCAACCACGTTGACTATGGTTTCGTGGCGCAAGAGCTTGAACCCATCGTGCCCCACGCGGTAAGTAAGCCCGAAGCTGAAGATGAAATGTGGTCAGTGGACTACTCCAAGCTGGTGCCCATGCTCATCAAGGAAATCCAAACGCTGCGCGCCCGTGTGGCCGCTCTCGAATCCAACTGAAAGGAACCACCATGAACTGGACAATCTCCCAACTCGACCGCACTCTTCCTGAGTGCTGCGTCACCACCGCGCACTGGCGCGTATCAGACGCTGACGGCAATGCCTCTGGCACCGTCTACGGCAGCATCAGCTTCCCGCATAAAGATCACAACGATCCGACGTTCATTCCCTATGACCAACTCACCGAAGCGCAAGTGCTTCAGTGGGTGAAGGACGAGATGGGTGCTGACACCGTGGCCGCGCATGAGGCTGCTGTGCAGGCGCAGATCGACCGGCAGAAAAACCCCACCAGCGCGGCTGGGGTGCCTTGGTAACTCGCTAGGAGTAGCTGGCAGATGCAAGGCGACCAATACATCGGCCCCGAGCGCCGCCAGGCAGCCCTGACCGAAGACCGCGTGCAACTGATGATCCAGACGGCCGTCACGGGCGCCATGACGGCGCATGAGCACAAGGTCATTGCGCACATGGACGCCCAGTTTGCGGCCCTTCGCCAGACCTTTGCCAGCGCGTTCCCGGAGGGCGACCCGCACGGGCACCGCCTGGCCCATGAAAAGGCCATCCGCAACGCCGGCTGGTGGCACAAGATCAAGTCCGAAGCGGCCAGCAAGACCATCACGGCCAGCCTGTGGGTCACCCTGGCGTTCATCGCCATGTCAGTTTGGGAACACATCAAAAGCGAGGCCCGCAAGTGAACCTGGACACCGCCTTTGCCCTGCTCCTCGGCCACGAAGGCGACTTCAGCGACCACCCCGACGACCCCGGCGGCAAAACCCGCTTTGGCATCACCGAGGCCGCTGCCCGCCAGGCCGGCTACACCGGCAACATGCGCGAGCTGCCCGTGGACCTGGCCAAGAAGATCTACGCCGAGCGCTACTGGCGCCCCATCCGCGCCGACGATCTGCCGCCCGGCATCCGGTACGTCATGTTCGATGCCGCCGTCAACAGCGGCCCGGCGCAGGCCACCCTGTGGCTGCAGCGCACGCTGGGCGTCCCGGCCGACGGCGTGCTCGGCCCCAAGACCCTGGCCGCCGCCTACGCCTACCCCCACGAAACCCTGCGCCTGGGGTTGCTGGCGCAGCGCCTGCGCTTCATGACCGGCCTGGCCAACTGGCCCGCCTTCAGCCGCGGCTGGGCGCGGCGCATCGCTGACCTGATGGAGGCCTGACCATGGCAGCCTGGGGCAAAGACGACTGGAAGAAGCTGGTGGGCGCCGTGGCCCCCGCGCTGGCCACCGCACTGGGCGGCCCGCTGGCCGGCGTGGCCGTGTCCGCCATCAGCGACAAGCTGCTCGGCAAGCCCGACGGCACCGAAGCCGAGGTGGCCGCTGCCATCGCCACCGGCGGCACTGGCGCCCTGGCCAAGCTGCGCGAAGCCGAGCAGGCCTTCGACGTGCGCATGCGCGAGCTGGACATCGACGTGGAGCGCGTGCATCAGGCCGACCGGGCTGATGCCCGCGGCATGGCTGCCAAAAGCGGCGACGTGTGGACGCCGCGCCTGTTGGCATTTGGCATCACCGTGGGCTTTTTTGGCGTCCTGGGCTGGCTGCTTGCCCAAGGCAAGCCGGAGGCCGGCGGCGACGCCCTGCTGGTCATGCTAGGCGCCCTTGGCGGCGCCTGGGCCAGCGTTGTCGCGTACTACTTCGGCAGCTCAGCCGGATCGGCAGCCAAGACCGCACTGCTGGCCAAAACGTAGCCAGTCGGCAGGCGGACATCTCAGTGGCTCATCAAATGAGCCTGGACTGTGGGGATTTCTGCCCAACATAACCCTTCAAACGCCTGTTTTGCCCCTGTTTCCCCAGGGAGCTTACCTCGTACAGCGGTGGTTGCATGGGTTTCGAAATCCGGCGTACTGGTTCTCCAGTACCGAGGGTTCGAATCCCTCCCTTTCCGCCAAAATCAACAACTTAGAGAGGTTTTCTCCCAAATCCCGAAGGTCTATTCAGATCGGGACTGTGGGGAAATCCTCCTAAGTCAGGCGCGGCGCCGGCCAATTTGGCCCACAGCCGCGGCCAAAGTGTCGGCATACAGGTGTGCGTAACGCTGGGTGCTGACCGGGCTTTTGTGGCCCAGCACCTGGCCAACCGTAAACAACGGCACCCCGGCATTCGCCATCTCGCTGGCCGCGCTGTGGCGCAGATCGTGGAATCGCACATCCCCCAGGCCCACCTTGGCCTTGGCGCGTGTCCAGGCGGCCTGCACGCCGCGCTTGTGGCCCCTGAGCGGCAGGTGCTTGAGCAGGTGGCGGATCCGTGGGTGCGCGGGGATCACGCGCGGTTGGCCGTTCTTGCTGTCGGCCAGCACCAGCAGGTTGTCCTGCACCTGCACGTGCCACAGCTCGCCCAGTCGCATGCCGGTGTAGAAGCAGACCCGAATGGCGATCTGCGCCTGCCAGCTTCCGCAGGCTCGGCAGGCCTTGAGCATGCCCTCACGTGTCAAGTACACCTTGCGGGCGTTGTGCACGCTGGGCATCAGCATGCGGGCGGTAGGGTCGGTGTCGGTCAGACCGTGGCGCTTCCAGGCCCAGCGGCAGGCGGCTTTGAGCAGGGCCAGGCGGTTCTTGAGGGTGGCCGGGCCGGCCTCGGCCGCAGAGATGACCTCTTGCGCCACCGCAGGCAGGTCGCTCATTGGGCGGCCCTGCCAAGCCCAGGCGATGGCGCCCAGGTGCTCTGCGGCGCTCTTGTAGCTCTTCAGCGCGGTTTTGTCGGTCAGGTAGTGCTTGACCGCCTGGTCGATCAGGGGTTCGGCGCGGGTGATGCCAGATGCAAGGCCGAAGAGGCGCGCGGTTTCGGCGCGGTCGAACGTGTCAGCTTGAGCTTGACTCCAGCCTTGCGGAAGCAGTCGAGTAAGTCGGTGTCGGCGGCCCGCAACATAGCGGTCGAACTCAAAGCGCCAGCGCTTGTCACTCTTTGACCAGTAGATCGACATGATG